CCCCATTTAATGATGATGCCGAATCCTATGAAGCACACTTCGAGAATGAAACGAAAGAAGTGTGTGAAAACGTACTGTATAGATACATGGTAGAACACTGCCAATTTCTAAAACAATGGATTGAACACATCATAACGACACTAGGCGGTGTCAATTGCATGGATTTTAAACATGTAGAAGCTGAAATAGAAAGCACACGAATGAGCGGTGAGATGAACACAAGTGGAGGTAATGGCTTTACCACATTAATGTTAGTCTTATTCTGCGCCTGGTTTAACAAAGCCGGCAAAGTCGAAACCAAGGTCGAGGGAGATGATAACCTATCAACATACCAATTCGAAGAAAGAGCCCCGAGTAGGGAATTACTTTATGATTTGGGATGGTTAATGAAAATCGAACGACCAACTAGCGTACAAACCGCAAGCTTTTGCGGTAACGTATACGACTCACACGACAATGTCGTGGTTACAGACCCGCGACCACAAATCGCAAATCTCGGATGGTGTCCAGGGAAATACATAAACTCAACCTATGCAGTAAAAACACAGCTATTAAGAGCTAAAGGGTTGAGCCTGTGCCACCAATACAACGGGTGTCCATTGTTAGGACATCTAGGCCAAAAAATAGTAGAATTGACCAAACATATAACTATCAGACAATCCATAATCGACAACTTTAACATGTATCGCAAGGATCAGCTAGAGGCAGCAATAAAGAATCCCGTTCCAGAATTAAAGGAACCCCCTCTCGCGACCCGAGCATTGGTACAAAAACTTTACGGCATCACAATACAACAACAATTAGAATTTGAAAGAGATGTCGACAAGCTCGTGCTTGGATGCCAATTTGAGGTATACTACTATTATCCCACTCTCTGGGACAAAAATTATGAGAGATACACTGCTGGTAAGACAGACGAATGGTCTTATCCGTTACCTTATGACGACAGGGCAACGTTAAAGCAACTTTCGACCTTCGGGAAAACTACAAACACATTTATAACAAGCTTTTATACACGACAATACATTAAAGCACCCGGAGTAGGAAGAGAACGCACCAAACCATAACAACACAATTAACCACTTTAATTTCTTAGTGGGGGC